TGATTTTCATTTCCCGTTACTGGAATAAATACAGTAACTTCTTTGCCGTATTTATTTAGAAGAGCAGTTACTCCATCATCAACACATACGTCTTCAAAAGAAACAACAGCAATATTCACTTAGCCCCCTATAGAGTTTGAGATAATCTAGTAGGTGCCTTTACAACTACTGGACGATTAAGATACATGCCAATGGCTAATGAAACAAATGTTGCTGACGGAACTAGCACTATAAAATCAGTCTCCACACTTAAGTGTGACCAAAGCCCCAAGAAACTAAGAGGAAGTGCAAAGTATTTGTTTAATGTTGGCTTAGTAATAAAGCCAGAAATAAATAAATCTAGGAATTCAATTACATAAGTAACTGCCATTCCTGTGAGTAGTACGGATATAACCATGTCTATAGTCATAGACAGGATCCTACACCGTCGTGGTCGTGTACTCCACTCCGCCGTATGTGCGTAGGCGCCAAAAGGTATTCTGAGGAACCCAGTCAACTAAAGTCTTACCTAGACGTTGAATCTTCTGTGGTTTTGTTGGGTATAGATGAGAGTAGGAGTTGTGTGCGGTGCCTTCCCATACCGCTCCAAAATCTGAAGGCAAGGAACCATCAAAGTAATCTGTTGCTGTTGGACTCTTTTCAAACTGTATGCAATCTAAATAAAATGTGCCAGAACCTCCTGAAAAAACAATTTCATAAGTGCTTGCTGTGGATGTGGTTGCATCCGTTAAAATTGTGGATGTAAACTCTGACCAGTTAACCGCAGTTCCTAAAACAGACGTAGTACTAACCCCCACTATAGTTCCCCCGCTATTTCTTGCTACTAAACTTACAGTTAAACTTGTTGTAGCCTTAAATAATCCAGAGGCTGTATAAAAGAGACCTCTTGTAATTGGCATTGTGTTGGACTTTAGTGTCCAAGCACCCGTAGCAACTACCTTAGCGCTCTTTATTCCAGAGTATGCTAAATCAGAAACATTAGCATCCTGTGTTATGGTTGGTGAACCAGTTGCTGTCCAACTGTCTGTTACGTTAGTTTCAAAAGATGGATTTTTAATTAAGTTAGATTTTTTTGGATTTAAAAAGATATCAATACTACGAGCCTCATCATAAACTGCGGATGCTCCTGTCTGCATACATACCTGATCAATGTAATATGTTCCAGCAGCACTGTACGCAATTGTTATAATTGCATATACTGAAGTAGCATCTGATGTAGAAGTGATGCTTGATGATTTCCAAGTGTTGTTTGCTGCAACCGCTGACGCAGTCTTTGCAGACGATGTTGCAGTTCCATATTTATCGTAATACCTGACAGATAAAGTTATATTACCAGAACTTGCTGGGCACTTTAATTTACAAGACACGGTGTATTGAGTAGATGGGCTAACAGGTACTCCTTTAGTAATAATGTTGGAAGCACCAAGCACCATACTTCCAGAATTACTTGCAACAATTTTTCCAGTATAAACAGTATCAATTTGATTAGTATTAGTATCAGGAACCTGTTCAGTACTTGAGGTTAATGTTGCATTGCTTGCTACCCAATTTCCAATTCCTTTATAAAAGGTCGAGTCTTGAACAGTTAATAATCGATTTTGAGACACCACTACTGTTGGTGCAAATCCAGTTAAAGATTCACAGTAAGTTTCTAAACCAAGTTTAGTTCCTTTTCTATAATACATATACAGTGCTTCACGCACAAGTCTTTTTTGATTTTTAGTTGGAAGTGTGGGTTCTTGTGTTAAGCCGTAGTTTGCAGTTTCTAGTGGTACTAATTCAATAGGAGTTTCTAATCCAGTATGCTTTGGCCTTAATAGATCTAATTTAGTTAAGAACTCTTCTTGAGTAAATAACATTCCGTCTAGAAAGTCATATAAAGTAGACGCAGTATTTACTGCTCCAAACGGACTCTGTTCTGCACTTGTGTATACACGAGGTAAAGTATTTATAAAAGTTTTTTGAGCATCATGATTTTTTGGAAGAACTGTTGATATTGAACCAGCAGTTCTCCATACTTTTTCACCTGTAAATATAAAAAAACGGTAGTACGTTTGTCTTCCTGTAACTAAAGGTATATCTGTAGGATTAGTTTCTCCATCAACAAAATAAGCACGGGAAACATTTCCCTCAGTTGCTTTTTCGTCAAAAATTATTACCCCATCTTCAGATGTCTCGGGGTAACCCGCTTGATTTCTTACTAACCGAACCTGAGTAAATGTTCCACGAGGAGTTTGCCAAGCAACTAATATTCTTGAAAAGTCCAATGCCAAAGCAGACATCGGTTCAACAGAGTAAGCAAGTTTTGCAAGAGCACCGTATGTAGATGCTCCATAAAAATTTACGCCATATTTAGCCACAAGTTACCGTCCTTACGAACTTAAATCGCCAGATAACAACCATTCATTTGTTGCAATTTTTATTAATCTAACCTCAGAATACTGACCAGCAGTTTTAACATAACTAGATTTTGATCTAAGCGTAACACCACTACCAGCAGCCACCGTTACCGCACCACTTCCTTTTTGAATTACAATAAAAGTTTGTCCATTAACAAAAGGATAAGTTGATTCTGGTGGTATTGTTAAAGTTATGCTACTGCTACTACTAAATACTATGGCTTTACTAATGTCATCTACACCAAGAGTATAGGTTGTTGCAGCGCTATCTTTTATAAATCTTTGATGTGCTGTAGGAAATGCGGATGCAACAGGAAGCCATTCACTTCCAGTCCAGATATACGAAGCCTTTGCCATATCAGCCTCCCATTAACATTAGGGTGTCAACTAATGATCCACCAGTTGTAATAATTGTTGCGTCTACGTCAGCAGATGAATCAACCCATATAGTGCCAGCGGCAAAATCTGATCCAGTTGGTTGAGTTGCTGCGTATATTACTGGTACTAATTCTTTGCCCCTTGTTTGTATGGTTCCGTCTGGAAGAACTTTAGTTACAACTGCAGAGGCTGAAGTTTGAAATTCAATTAAATTTGCAGTTTGACTGGCCTTTGATCTTATAACAAGGCTCTTAGTTGCATTGGCTGCCGAAACAATTACAGTTCCGCCAACTTTAGAAACGTAATCGTCATACACATCTTTAATACCGTATTCAATATTTGCAAGACGATCTTTTAAGGTGTTCCAAGAGGTAGTTACAAAATCAACATCCCCAACCCAACCAGAACCTGTTTTAATATAAGTTCCCAGATTGGCTTGTAAAGAGTTAACTTCTTCTTGAAGGGTATTAACGTGCTCGGCAAGCACGGTGTCAGTAAAGTCTACCTTTGTAACAAAGGACTTTACCGTTGCTGGATATGCTGCTGTCACTTAACTTCCTCTCAGACCTAACGGTCTATTTTCTCTTGTTTGTTCCCTATTTACTGTCTTAACTACCTACCCATTGGTTGTATGGGTATGCCCACCAGTAGTTCTTGTTGCTAAAGTAGACTTTAAAGTACTTACTGTGCTTTCTAAAGTAGAGACTTTTCCTTCTAGTGTGGTTATCTTTCCTTCAGCGGTAGTCATTCTAGTTTCTAAACTTTTAACTTTGTTAGCCAATGCAACAACAGTAGATATTAAATCTACTTCAGTAGTTCCATCAGACTGCTTTACTGTAATTACATGTGTAGTTAATCCAGTCAAAGATACCGTGTTAGCCAATGACTTAATAAAGATTTTTTTATTTTTACCTTGGTTTTTTCCAAATGCCCCAGACCAAACTGGATACCCAAGATCGCCACCTATAAAAAAAACCCAGACACCCTGCCCAATTGCTGGGACGTCTGTACTTATACTAGAAGGTTCTACAGGCCAAGCCCAATCAGTTACTTCATTACCCGTTATTTGAGTAATTAATATTTTTAATCGTCGTTGTTTTTTAGAATCGTTATTATCTTTTACAACGCCACGATAAATTCCGTAATAACGTGTTACGGGATCCATTAGACCTCACTAATACTTAAATTTGCTTCGCTAAATCTAAATATCTCACCAGCAGTACCCGACAAGGTTGTTAAAGCACTACCTGCACCATACCGATATAGGGATATAACTTTTGCAGTTTTAACACCAGAAGCCTGTTGAAGAACAAATTCAATATCTTGTGGATAGATAGTGTCTTGAAATTTAACCCCATTATAACCAAACCCAGTTAATAATGCGTTTTTAAGATTAGCCTGTACTTCAGCAGTTGTATATTGAGTTAATTTTGCATATTGAAAATTAAGAATAACATCAACGTAAGTAGGTTCTGTAACAGTTACACTTGTTCCAATTAACACCTTGTCTGTTAATGCTGTTTCTACAAGTGCCTTTATAGTTTCAAACTCTGCTGTTACAGCCCCATTAGAATCTAAACCAGGAGCAGTGTCAGTATCAATCGCAGTTCTACTTGGTGCTATATACAAGGTAACAGATGTCCACACACTAGCAGTAGCATTCGCTTTTCCAACCCCAGATACTGCAACTGCTATATCCGCAAAATCTTTTAATGTTACCGCTCTATTTCCAGATTTTAAGGCTGTTGGTGCAGATAACCGTATTTGATCATTACTTTCTGGATCTGCGCCTCCTACACCAACGGTTGAATTAGTAACAGTTACATCTGCTTGAAGTGCAGTAACTTGAGCCTCAGATAACCCAGTAACAGAATTAATAGT